CCACTTTTGTTGTCTACATTCTTGACCTACCTTCTTCCCTTTGTGTTTCCTCCACACTAAGACATCGTGTGCAGAGTCTACGAAGGAAAGACCGTCCCGCGACAGCGTGATGTTCTTGCTGAAGCGGGGTGTATCCGTCTCTATTTCACTGGATTTTAGCTTATTCCAGTAATAGATGTCCATGGAACCGACAGGTCGCATCTTCGCGACACTGCCGAGGCAAGGAATTAGACGCCTAAAACAGAAAGGTGTCCGACGGTTGGTTGATAGTTTTTCTCCTACTGTCTTGTTCACCCAAGTCCCATCTTTTAAACCAGATTCATCTGGAAAATGAGGAGGTACAACATAAACAGGAGCTCCAGAAGTACTAAGGAGACCACGAAGAAAAGCGAAAGTAGATGGAAGTTCGACTTCCTCCCATCGCCGTATAAGTGAATTAAACACCTTATACACAAAAGAAGCGATGGACAATTCTCCTCTGAACACCCGGCTAGTACCTTGCGGTCTAGCGGGCCTGACGTCGACGCTGTCGTAGTAATCGCCCCCGCAACTTTCGCGGAAAGGCTCTTCGACAAACGTTTTGTCGTGATTGAGTTCAAAACCACATCTATTAAGAATTTTAACAACAGCACAATGAAGCCTCCTGGGATATATTAAATCATCCCCAAAGACAGAAATTGTGCCCTTCTTAGTAGAGATGTCACGTAACACGTGGAGAATAGTTGTAAAGATTAGAGTTTGCAAGGGAAAGGTAAAACCGATTCCCATTGCCATGAAAGACGGCGAGTAGAAAACACTCTCGTCATCCGACCCAATAGTGTAGTACGCTGTATGGCCTAATTTTAGCGCCACGTACCAACTACGAGGAACACACCTGTTCACTAGGGCAGAAGTGAAACTGTCCGAAGCACCAGATAAATCAGCCGTAACCAGATGTAAAAGGCGTGAAGCCTTCTTTGCTAGTTTACGGTGGCGCTTCTGTAGAAAGTTCAGGTTAATCTTCATCTTTTCAAGCATCCGTTTGACGATTAGTCGTCCGATGCCTATAGATCGGAATGAACCGATCAATGAATTTGGCCTCACAGGTCTCTTAATCTTGTACGATTTAGGGACATTAACCTGCTTTAAGGAGGAGATTGCTTCGAATTTCAAATTAAGCGAGCTCAACTGAAGGTCGAAGGGTAGAATTTTACTCTTAAACCATTCTATCTCCTGGGGCGTTCCTGTGAGAACTGAACCTGGACCGATTTTAATGTCCAGATAACAATTTTCACCAGAATAACCAACAGTACTATTCTTGGAGAATGAACATAGGGGATACAAATCTTCTTCATTGAAGACCCCCAAAACCTGCTTGATCTTGACTCTAACACGCCTAAGTATTTCGGCGGTAGCGACATCGAGGTTATCAAAGGACGTTTTACCAACTCTTAGTTGGTCTTGAGAAAACTTCTCATTCGTCTTTGCCTCTAATTCGTTGTCAGACAGAAGGTCCTCCTCGAATATGTAGCGTTTACACCAACCGTCAATCTGAGCCCACGCCTTTACACGATAAGGATGCGAATAGAGTGGCGGACGCCACTCAAAATTCCGCATTTCCTCCAAAGTGCGAGGCGGGGGCGTAGAAAGATGGTCCCTCAAATCATGACAGATGTGGTGGAAAACATCCATCATTACTGTGTCCGAGTTGACACTTGGTACATGGTTCTGGACTGTCATGCGTTGTCTCCTGAAACGATGCTCTGAATTGAGCTATTATTTCATTGATCCTGTCAGCCAAAAGTTGGCTGTATCTGAATCAACAATGAGTTGTGCAGCCTTTTCCTTCAAAGAAGCTATCTTCTCTGCACCCCACAAGGGGTTAATACAAAGAGATATCTCGATGAAAGGAAAGTCTTGCTTCCCATCGGAAGTGAGCCCAGGCTCAACAACCTTTACCGAGCGTCTATCCTTACTCCATGAACCATCGGATTGGATAGTGCCGTTCTGATTCTTAAAGACGCATTGCTGCCTCTCGCGGATATCAGTAGCAGATACGTTACTGACACAGATGCCTCTGTTGACGTTTGTGCCGTCAGGTGCAAAGGTCATCGTGGTACCACCCGTGACTGAGATGGTTGGTGCGGTTAAAAGTGTCAATGATTCAATAGTCATGACAAACCTCGTTTGTTGTGTAAGCTAACGCCTACGTTGAATGGCTAGAGCTACACCGTCTATCGCATGTTTTAACGATTTGAAGTGTAAATCTAAGTGTGGGAGAGGTGTCTCGGGTACCGGCTGTGGTAGCCGGAGGTAGAACTTCCGTTCGCTATACGCCTGAACCATTATAGGATCAAACATTAGCCCCTGTCCTGTTGAAGGAAAAGGGAAAGTAGCGCTATGAAGTAGGACACCAGTTTTCTCAGCTTTGCTGATACTGACTGTAAATCCTTTAACATTGACGGATGGATTTGGCGTCATAGCCGAAATCCAGTCACCAACATTAAACCACCAATCTGCTACAAAGGAGTAAGGTGTAAATTCCCACATTAACGCCGGTATTTGAAATACCGACGAACCTCGCCGAAAGCTCTTGAAGAGCCCATAATCGGCGATGTTGTAGTAATACTGTACCCGTCTAGTCTCTTTAGCTGCTGTTGTTACAGAGCGCAAGAAACAAAACGGATAGTAACTCGAACTGCGGTACCAACTTGGCGTAGTAGTTGCCAAGCTATCTACCACAGTCTCCTTTGCACGCGACGACAGCAGGGAATCGATTTTAGGATAAGCGAAATTGTACGCATCTTTACAAGTTGCATAAAGAGGCGTCCATCCGTACCTATACTCGAGCCAGGCTGAAGCTGCGTCCACGGGGGCTCTCTTACGACCGTCTCGTTTGTATGTCGTTTTACGAAACAGTTTTCGGAGCCCTTTCATGGGGTTCCTCATCATGTCCAAAGCTTGTGCAGCTTCGCCGAATGTTTCAGCGAAGCCCACG